AGACAAAATCTGGTTATGAGCCTGAGTCATCGAATCACCAAGCAATATAGCGCGTGACCCTATGGATTTACTAACGTCCATGCTTATATTTTTTAACAGCAAACGCACAGAGCCATCATCGTCAGTGGTGGCCGTTACAGGCAGTCCAAGTCCACCCTGATAGGGCGCCGCCCCCACCCGCGTCGCCCACCCCATCGAAATAAAATACGCCTCGGTCGCCTCGTTGAGCGTGAACTGGGTGCCGGATGTGGCCACGCTGCCGTTGACGACGCGCGACTGGGTGAGCTGGATGGTCATGGATTAATCCTCTTTTATTACTATTACGTCGGGGCCTTGTCCGGCTCGCTGGCATCGCTGGTCGCGGCGGCTTTGACGGCTTTGGGCTTGCTACCAGCGATGACGCCGCTGACGGTTTCTGTGGTCATCGGGCCGCTGGTGTCAACGGCCTCTAGCGGGGTTGCCTTGCCTTCGTGCCTGAGCATGCCGGACAGGCTGCGGTCGTCGATCTCTAATTCGGTGCCAATTTCCTGCCGGGTTCCGGCGAAAATAAAGGGTCTGGTTACTCGCATTTTCATGATGGGCTCCTGTGTAAAAACGGCCTGCACCGGAGTGCGGGCAGGCCGTGGTTCGATGCTGGATCGATCAGGTGATCGAGGTGGCGACGGAGAACGCGCCGGGAACGCGCACGCCCACATCCACCGCGTACAGCGCGCGGACGCCGATGATGCCGGCCTGGAAATTGGCGTAGGGGTTGACCTCGATTGCCAGGCTGCCCCATTCGGCGATCACCAGCTGCGCCCAGTCGCCAAAGATCATGCTGGCGGCGGCCATCTGTGCGGACGACATACCGGGGAAGCCGCACACGTTGGCGTCGAGCAGCGAGCCATCCCACAGCGGCGACGCGGTGCTGGTGAACTTGACCCGCGCGGACAGCAATGCAGCGACGGCAGCGGTGGTGACGTAGCCGCAGCCGGGGGCGAGCGCGTTGCCGATGTCGGTCTGGAATTCGAGCATGCCGGCATAGGCCAGCGTGGTGCCGGTGACGGAGCCGACGCCGGAGGTGCCGGTGATGCCGGTGGGCTGGCCGGATGCGCCGGAGCCTGCCAGCGCTGCCAGGTCAACTGCCAGCGCAACGGATTGCGCGAGGTCAGACATCACCAGCGATTCGGCGTCGGGCGAGGATTGCAGCGCCAGCAAACGGCTGATCTCGGTGTAGGCGCCGACGTGCTTGGGCGACAGCGAGAGCTGGCCGATGGTGGGCTGGCCTTCGGTGATCGCGGTGGATTCCGAGGTGAGCCAGCCAGCAGCGGCAGCGGCAGTCTGGCGCGGGATGGTGACATTGCCGACCATGCCGCTCATCATGCGTGCACCCATGCGCACCGCCACGCTGCGGTTGCGTAGCAGGTCGATGAAACTCATGTTCTCGGTGCCGACCAGGTAGTTTGAGCCGGACACGCCTGCCGTGGTCATGTCGCGTTTCATGGACTGGCGCGCCTGCACTTCGAGCGGCACATAAAAGCTGCGCTCGTTGAGCGGGTTGCCGCCCAGGCGTTTCTGAATTTCGCTGTGGGCTTCGAGTTCCAGCCCGGCCTTGCTCCAGTCGTTGTTGATGATGGCGCGCGCGGCTTTCAATACCGAGAATTTATCGGCCTCGGCGCGGCTCATACCGATCTCGGACGGGGCGACTGGCTTGTCGTTCTTGGCGTTGCCACCGCGCGCGACCAGTACGTCGAGGACGCGGCGGGCCGCATCGTCAGGCGTAGCGCCTTCGTCGATCCAGCTTCGCACCTGGTCGTCAGTGATCTTGTGCTGGCGGCCGAGGTCGGTCAGGGTTTTGATGCGCAGGCGCTCCATTGCAGCGCTGTCAGTGTTTCCGGCGTTTTGACCCGCCGGGGTCTCGATGATTTCAGCCATGATGGCTCCTTTCGGGGTGGTGGTGGTAATGGCGGGAATCGCCGGGGGTAAAACACGTATTTCGGATTCTTCGATGCGGGTGATGTGCACGGTCTTGTCGCCGCTTTCTTCGCTGCGGCCTACACCCACAGACGGATCGGCGGGAACGGTGACGATGGAAACTTCGAGCGGCATCCAGTCGGTTGCGGTATAGGTTTCGGTCTTGACGTTTTCTTCGAGGCTGCGGATTTCGTAGCCGATCGACACGCTGCGCAACCCGCCGTCGATCATTGCCTGCACTTCTTTTGCGCGGGCGGTGGCGAACAGGTGGGCATCGATGTAGAGGCGGCCATCGGCCAGGCGACCCGCATCGATCATGCCGATGGGGTCATCCCAATTGTGGTTGAACAACAGCGGGGCGGTGCCGCCGGACACGCGGGTCAAATCGACGGCGCTCTTGGCATGGCTCAAAATCTCGGTACCGAACCAGCGCTCGACCGGTAGCTCGGAGCTGGCCGGAAAGCTCAGGGTGTAGACGCCGGTGTCGGCCAGCCGGTGCTCGATCTGAGCGCCACCGAAGTCGCGCGCCAGGCGCGGCAGTTTGAGTTCACTCATGTGAGGTCCCTTTTGAATGCGTATATGCGCGCGGCGGCATCGGCTTCCGGCGCGTTGGGGTCTTGCGGGTCTTGCGACTCAGGCAGCGGAGCCTGCGCAACAGGGGATGTGCCGGGTGAGGGTGCAAATGCCGGATCGGTATCGAATTGCAGATTGCTTTCGGACATCATTTCCAGCTCGCGGGCGCGCTCGTTCAGCACGTCTTCGAGGTCTTGCCCGCCGCCGGTCATGGCGATGACGTTGGAAACGGTGGTGAAGCCGCAGCGCACAGCTTCCTTGTAGGCATTGACTTCCTTGGTCGGGTCAACCCATGACCAGCCGCGCGGCTTCCAGGTCGCGGCCTCGAACGCGCTGCGGTTGCCGACATACGACGCGACGGGTACCGCCGGGATCGCGCGCGACAGCACGGCAGATTCGAGCCAGATGCGGTGCAGGCGATCGCGAAAGTTGCGGATGAACCACTGCTGCATGGTCCGCCACAGGTCGCGGTCGTCGATCAGCGACAGGCGGCTGCTGCTGTAGTTGCTCTGTGAGTAGTCGCGGCTGATGGACTCATACGACACGCCGAACGCGGCGGCGATATCGCGCAGCGCGGAGCGTACGAAGGGGTCGAAGTTGGTGTCGGGGTAAGCCGGATTCCAGTCGGCGATTTTGGTGCCGCCGGGCAGGATGTCGATCTGGCCCTTGCCGCTATTCCAGGTGAGGGTGCCGTCGTTCTCGCCGCCGTCATTAATGGATGAAGCCAGCCCGCCGCCTTCGACCTCTTCCAGCACCATGACCTTTTCGGCACCGATGCGGGCGGCGATCAATGCCGCCTCCTGGAATTCGCTGAGCTGGTTGAGGCGCGTCATCGCGGCGTGCATCCAAGGCACCCCGCGCACTTGCGGCCAGCGGTCGATGATGCGCAGGTGGATTATTTCTTCTGCGGGGACCCGGAAGATTTTGTCTTTGACCATCTGGCGGCGCGGATCGCCGGTGTGGTATTGGTGCATCCAGTAGGCGACCGGGCGGCCAAAGCCATCGACCTCGATGCCCTGGCGCACCAGGTTGCCGTTGTAGTTAGGCGCTTCCCATTCTTCGGCCAGGCGCTCGGCTTCGATGACTTCGATCGACAGCGGCACGGCGCCGAGGCCGTTGCGGTGGATGCGGATAAACACGTCGCCCGCCTCGAACACTTCGCCCATGACCAGGCGTTCCAGATCGGAAAAGTGCAGGCTGCCGCCGGTGTGGCAGTTTTCAGCGCGGCACCATTCTTCCCACGCTTCCTCGATCGGCTCGTTGAATTCTTCGACCAGGCGGCCCCGGTTGTTGGTAATCGCCACCTGCAGGCCGATGCCCTGACCGATCACGTTGTTGATGACCACGGCGCGCGCGCGCTTGGCGTGCGGGTTGTCGCGGATCAGCGAGCGTGAACGGTTGCGCAGCACGGTGAGACTGGTGACCGATTCGGCATCGGCGCTGGTGGTGGCGGCGCGCCATCCTCCGGTCAGGCGGTCTACGCGGGCAGCGGCGAACATGCGCTCGCCGGTGGGCTGGGCGGAGGGTTTGGCTGATGGCTTGATGCGGCCGATCAGGCGGTTAATCCAGTTGGCCATCAGCGGAAATTCACCAGCATTCTGCCACCGAACAAGCCGGATTCGCGTGAAACCCTGATCTCGTAATGGCGAATCAGTTCGGTGATCTCGGCGGCGCTGCGGAATTTCATCCGCCGACCGGCGATGTCGTATTCGGCGACGTGGATCTGGCCCTTGCTCATGTAGCTCGCCAGCGCGGCGCGTGCGGCTTCGAGCGCGATCAGGTTGGCGCTGCGGCCGTCGAAAGTGGTGGCGGCGCTGAGATCGGGCAGGATGGTGACGGCA